TGCTCTGGTGGTATCCCCAACTACAAAAAATTGTTTTAATGCAATTGGTAATTCTACATTTAATGTTTCATAATCCACAAGATGCATTAATTCTAACACATCGCCGTTCATTAATTTACGACCCAATATCGATATCATATCATTGATATGAAAGGTCATGAACAGTGTACCAGTTTGTAAAAATAATCCAAATTGCGTTAGATCGAAATCATTATCGGTTACTTGATAATGGCCGCGCATAGTGTAAACACTAGTATCATATTTTCGATCTCTATTTTCTAAGAATAGTAAATCTTGTATATTCATTTCGCTTTGATTTGTATATTGTGGCAAGGTTAAATCATTAGTAGGACCTTGATCAATTGTTCCTTGATATTTGTGTATTAAAACACCGGTTCCCCCAATGGTAAACATCTCTGAAATCCTACGATCAAAGAATTTGTAATCTGAAGAGTGATTACCATCTTTCCATAAACTTAATCTTGGCACAATAAATCTCCAATACTATTAACTATTTATGGATTTAATTAAGTTTGATTTTTATAAATAAATTTGCTAAAATGGCCCATTTTTTGCTTGACAAGTGGGCCCGAACCTGCTATAATAGCAGCTTAACTAACAAAACGGAGTATATCTATGGCAATAGTAGCTGGCGTTAAAATTAAAACAAAAGTACATAAAACCCGTAATCCTTTGTTTGTAGATGAAAAATACACAGGTGGTGAGCCCCAATGGGATGCCAATCGAGCAGAAGAATTTACAGACGATGAGTTTGACCACCACTTACGTCAAAGTTTTTATTATTACAATTACTACTACAATCAAAAAGATTGCAAGAAGTATGTAGTGGAGTGGATGAAGTCTACCAAAGATTTTGATAAAGATCAGATTAGAAGTTTTGAACGTGCAAGCGACAAATGGTTGCCAATGACAGCATGTAGCCTAATAATGGCTAATCGAATTGGCATGCCTCTACGTGCTCGTCATATTGAGTTTTTAAATACCAGCATTAACAATGTTATTGCTCGAATCGATTTAGAACCCGCTGAAGAAACTGTAGTGGTAATTAAAGGTGGTGAAGTTTATCGTCCTACAATACAAGATCGTCTGAACGAAAAGACATCTGAGGCAATTGGAGAAATTGAAGGTGCATTTGATGATGTTGTGACTAATGTTAAATCTGATTTTAAAGCCTACGACTTTTTAACAGTTAACAAAGTACCACAAAGCCAATTGGGCAAGTATCAAGCAGTATTTGAATCGCATCGCGACGAATTTATTCGTGCGCAGTCTAAAGAAGATGAGCAGTTGATTGAAGGATACAAGTTCCTTAAGGCAGCAGACTTCCGGCGTATCATTGCCTGGATTGATTCATTGCTGGCAGCAATTGAGCAATATCGCGATGTTAAAAAGGCAACTAAAAAAGCAGCAGTGCGTAAAGCACCTAGCAAAGAAAAACTGGTTGCTAAACTTAAATACGCCAAAGAGGACAAATCGCTTAAAATTGTTAGCATTAATCCTGCTACCATAATTGGCGCCGCCGAGTTGTGGGTTTACAATCCTAAAACACGTAAGCTAGGAAAATATGTAGCATCAAGCTACCAAACTTTGGCTATCAAAGGATCTACTATTGTGGGATTTGATCTTGATAAGAGTGTTTCTAAAACATTGCGTAAACCCGCAGAGCAATTGTCTGATTTTGCAAAGGCAGGTAAGGTTGCATTACGCACCTTTATTAAGGATATTAAGGCAGTTGAGGTTAAACTTAATGGGCGTATCAATGTTGATGTTTTACTATTAAAAGTAGCATAAGTTGGGTATCTGTTGCTAAGTATATGGCTAAATACTTAGCAACAGAATAGGAAATTATTTAAATGGCCACACTTAAACCCGGACTAGATCCAATAACTCAAAGTATTAGTGCTGACAGCCTGGGCGGTCCAGGGCCAATTGCGTTTGATGAATCTTTGCTTACAGCACTTGACGTAAAACGCAATGAAGTAATTGATTATATTCGTCTTAGATTGGCCGATGGCATAGTCGACGTTGAGCTAGACCAAGAACACTACTTCTTAGCTATTAAACAAGCATTAATAAAATATCGTCAACGGTCACAGAATGCAGTTGAAGAAAGCTATGCATTTTTAAATTTGCTGCCCGAAACTCAAGAATACATTCTCCCCAGTGAAATCATTACAGTCAAACAAGTGTTCCGCCGAGGCATTGGTAGTGTAACAGGAACTACAGCAAGTCAATTTGAACCATTTGCTAGTGGGTATTTGAATACTTATATGTTGCAGGCAGGTCGAGTTGGCGGTCTTGCTAATTATGAATTGTTTGCTCAATATCAAGAGCAATCAATGAAAATGTTTGGTGGATACATGAATTTTACATGGAATCCTACAACTAAAAAAATAACATTAGTTCGTAAAGTACCTGCAACTGGTCATAGTTATGTTAGGTTAACATCTATGACCGCCAATGCTCAAACAGTTGGTAGCACAATAACTATTGTTACAGAAGATGCGTGGAATGTACAAGTCGGCGGTAGTTTGGCTATTTCTAACTGTAAGGTTGTTGGATATAACGGATACTATCAAATTAAAACAGTAGACGGATTAGCCAAAACCATTACAATTACTTCAGTGAATCAATTACAGGATACCACTGTAACAACATTTAATCTTCGCAGTACACAAGTCTGGAGTCCGTCAACAGATATGCCATCAGAATCTGTGTTGTTGCATACATACAATTATAAACCAGATGCAATGTTATTAAATGATCATATGGCATATCCTTGGTTGCAAGATTATGCATATAGTTTTGCTAAAAGAATATTAGGCGAAGCACGTAGTAAATTTGCACAAATTGCAGGACCTCAGGGCGGTACTACATTAAATGGTGATGCATTAAAATCCGAAGCATTGGCAGAGATGGAACAATTAGAAAACGATCTTAAGAACTATGTTGATGGTGGTCAGCCATTAACTTGGATCATTGGATAAATAATGTATTATGAAAATTAAAGACATTATTGTTGAACATGGTGGGATGGCAAAACTTCATCCTGAGCACAAAGCACCAATTCAAAATTTAACTACCTTTCCTGGTCAAAACATGAGTACTGGATCAGCATACAAAAATTATCGATTTGGTATTGCATTAGCAGGTGCTCCCGACTATCCCACTAAAGCAGACAATTACATTGCAGGTGATCCACTGTTAGCACCTTATACCAAAGAAGAAATGGATATGATAAATGCTGCGGCTGCACAAGTTGGTGACGGAACTAAACAAACTTGGAGTAGTGGAAGAAGCCAAGAAGTGCCCGGTGTAAACAGAGTTAGTACTACTGCAAAAATTAAAAAAAATAAGTACGGCGTGTAATACATTGACACTAACCAAAGAATATGCTAAAATGCCCTTAAGAGGGCATTTTTTATGATTATTGGAATATGCGGATTCATCGGATCTGGAAAAGACACAGCAGCGGATTATCTAGTTAACTTCCATGAATTCCGCCGCGAAAGTTTTGCAAGTACATTAAAAGATGCAATAAGTGCTATCTTTGGATGGGATAGAGAATTGCTTGAAGGGCGTACCAAACAGGCTCGTGAATGGCGAGAACAACCAGACTTATGGTGGAGTGAACGCCTTGGTATATCCGAATTAACTCCTAGATGGGTGCTGCAAAACTGGGGTACAGAAGTATGCCGTAAAACATTCCACGATGATATATGGATTGCCAGCTTAGAAAATAAGCTACGAAATAGCAAAGACAATGTAGTTATTAGCGACTGCCGTTTCCCCAACGAAATTAAATCCATTAAAGAACAAAACGGTATTATAATTTGGATACAACGAGGTGAACTTCCTTGGTGGTATGACATCGCAGTTAAAGCTAACCAGGGCAATATATACGCTGCTCAAGCACTACACTCACATAGCATTCACCCTAGCGAAACTTCTTGGGCAGGCGCAAACTTTGATGCTATTATTCACAATAACAACGGCATAGAAGATATGTATGCTCAACTTAAAAATCTGGTATAATTTTTCCAGGTATCCAAGACGTAGTGATATTTTTTATTTCAACCTGACAGTTTAAACATATAGTTTTCAGATTAGACCAATTGACGTTTTTTTCGTTACCGTCGGTATAATAGACGTTTGCTTGTCCTGAAAATTTAAATTTAAACCCGCACTTATCACATTTTTCTGTTTTCCTGTATCCAGATTTATACCAATTTGGAGCCTCGGGCTTGATTTTTTTTCCTTTGTGTATACACGATGTACACATTGCGCGGTAGTATACTTTACCATGACGATGGTAGTTGACTGCCACGTGGTAAAATTTACACACAGGGCATAATTTTTTAGATATCAATTGTTGATTGGGCATATTATATACTTATACGTAAAGGACCAGATAAAGGATCGCTAATACCCATGATTTTGCAATCAGAAAATAAATAACTACAACCACGTTTATAAAGGACGAATATCATGGCATTAGTATCACCAGGCTTAGAAATCTCGATAATTGACGAGAGCGCATACCTACCCACCGGAGTAGGCACAATACCTTTTGTAGTTTTTGCTACAGCTGAGAATAAAACACTTAGTGGAAAAATAGCACCAGGAACTTTAAAAAGTAATGCAGGGAAATTATACGGTATTAGCAGTCAACGCGAATTAGCAAATACATTTGGGTATCCTATTTTCCGTAGAAGTACTGCCGATACTGCATTACACGGACACGAATTAAATGAATATGGAATTATGGCAGCATATAGTGCATTGGGTTTAGGCAATCGTGTCTGGGCAATGCGTGCCGATGTTGATCTTAACTCCCTAATAGGAACTTCAATCCGCCCGCAAGGTGAAAGTGCAGACGGCACAGTTTGGTTGGATACCTCTACTACTAAATTTGGTATTTGGGAATATACAGCAGATACTGATAGTTTTGAAGAAAAAACCCCAATTCTAATTACTTCTTCTGCACAAACTGTATCGGGATCGGTTGTTCCAAAATCATCAATTGGATCTATTGGCTCGTATGCAGTTGATGTATTTTCAAATAACAATTATATATTTTACAAACAGAGTAATAATACATGGAAACAAGTAGGAAGTTCGGCTTGGTCAGACGCAGTACCTGTAGTTACAAGTACAACTTCGTCGGTTGATATTCCTAAAGGAAGTCGAGTAAAAATGAATTTTGCCGGCAACGGTGGCGAAATTGTGTTTAATGATCACATTACTACTATGGCAGACTTGGCAACCTACATCAACGGCGATGTATCAGGATGGGTAGGTAATGTTGCTATTACAGCAAGTGTTGTAAGCGGCCGCCTGGCATTGTTTGCAGAGATTGGAGCAACAAATCAGGATACAGCCACTGATGGTTATAGCGTTGGTGTTATTAATATCGAAGATTCAACTATTGCAAATGTTAATTCCACAGCATTGGTTACTGGCGTAAGATATAAAATCATTACACCAGGCGCACAAGATTGGACAGTATGTGGAGCCACTGATAGTGCTGCAAATACTGAATTTGTTGCGACCAATGTTGGATCAGATGTAGCCGCAATTGCACAGCCAATAGTACTTCATAATTTAAGTTCAATTGGCATAGATTCTTATGTATATGGTCGTGCAACAGTCGAGTATGCATCATTTGCACAAGTTCCGCAGTGGACTGAATTTGATCCTATTGCTCGTCCTAGCAAGAGCGTATGGATTAAAACATCTCAACAAGGTGGCGGTGCTAATTTTACTATTAAAAAATACAGTGCTCCTTCGGAAACATGGAAGCCAGTTATAGCACCTTTATATTCTAGTGCATATCCTGTATTAGCTAATTTAGATCGTGTAGGTGGCGGCGGCAATATCCCGGTTGGCACATTCTTTGTTAAGTACGATTCGCAAAATAACGGAATTGGAAGTTTCACAATTTATACACTAAGTAAAAAAGGTGCAACTAAAGTTGTAGGATCTACTATTCCTGGAGCACTTGCTTTTACAAGTGGTCATACATTTGATATGATAGTATCGGTAACTGGTAGCGACACGCCTAGTACACATTCATGTACTTTAAACGGTGCAAGTCCTAGCGATTTTGTTGCAGCTATCTTAGCGGCAGGAAACAATGATGTTACAGCAACAGTTGAACAAACTGGTGCAATTTCTATTACACATCGTTCTGGTGGTATTATTAGTTTGATAAACACAACACAAGGTGGTAATCCAGTATCAACAGCTGGATTTACAACTTCAACAGAAGGTGTAGTTTCTAACATTGTATCTAGTACAATTAACTTAACAAACTGGAGACCTGCTGTTTATACATACAGTTCTACAGAACCATCTACTGCACCTGCAAATGGTACACATTGGTATTATGATGATGCAACCGCAGTTGATATAATGATTTGTGGATCAGATGGATGGAAAGGTTATCAAAATATAACTCGCGATGGTCGCGGATACGATTTATCAATGACTGATCCTAATGGAGTTATTGTAACTCCATCAAAGCCAACTTCACAAAGTAATAATGCAGGATTAACTCCGGGCGATCTATGGTTGGATACTGGTGATTTACAAAATTATCCAAAATTGAATAGATATAACGGAACAATTTGGGTGCCAATTGATAAAACCGATCATACAAGTTCTAATGGAATTATTTTTGCAGATGCACGTTGGGACGATTCGGGTACAACCGATACAGTAACTGGTACTATACCAAGTACAAAAACATTGTTAACCTCAAATTATATTGATTTAGATGCACCTGACTACAGACTATATCCACGTGGTACATTATTGTTTAATACAAGACGCAGTGGATATATTGTTAAAAAGTTTGTACAAGACTATTTTAATACAAACTCATTTAATGTGACTGCTGGTGATTTACCAGATGTTACATCAACATGGGTATCTGAAATTCACTTGAACGAAGATGGTTCTCCAATGATGGGGCATAAAGCACAACGTAGCGTTGTAGTTGCAGCATTGAAGGCAGCAGTTGACGGTAGTAATGATCTAAGAGAAGAAGCATACGCATATAATTTATTAGCTTGCCCGGGCTACCCTGAGGTAATTGTTAATTTAGTAGCGTTGAATAACGATCGTGCTAACACTGGCTTTATTATTGGTGACACACCAATGACATTGGCAGCTAATATGACCGACATTACCAAATATGATGCAGCACAAACAACGGCAGATCCATACTTGGGTGTATACTATCCTAGCGCATTGAGCACCGATTTAGCAGGCAATGAAATTGCAGTGCCAGCAAGTCATATGATGTTGC